CCATCTTTGTCATCTAATTGTACATATTGAATTGGTTTACCTAAAAGTAAAGCTTTCTTAAAATCTATAAAAGCATAAGCCCAATTCTCTACAATTTTATTATTTATTTCTTCTCTAGTATGTTTTTCTTTATATAAAATATCTTGTTTACCATAATAATAATCAAACAAATTAGCAGTATCAGTTTTATTATTTTCGTGAATAGATTTACTGTTTTCCAAAATATCTATAATAGTCTTATCTAAATCAGTGTCTTTTTTGCTTAAAAGTTCTGCTTCAGTAATATTTGCAAAAATAGTTGTTCTTCCATATGTTCTTCTCATCTTCCACCACCGACAATATGCTTATTTCAAACACAAAATATCACAACAAAATACAAAAGTCAAATATAAAAAAGTTGAAAAGTCAATATTTTTTGACAAATAAAAAGAGAAATTAATAAATTTCTCTTTAAAATGGTCTTTCAAAAGCCTTTAAAGTGGCTATTGAATTATAACCTTCTATCGTTTCTCTTGTAAAGAAAGCACAACTATCTGTAGCATCATCGTGTTCATTTCTTCCTTTAGTGTTATAAGTAGTTAATTCATTCATAAATAAACCCATATCTGTTTGAACTGAAACATTATCTTTATTAGGGAAATATAATCTTTTTAAAATATTATGTGATTGGTCTGTAATTCTTGTTTCTTTTACTGCAGTATTATATTTTTCTCTAATATCACAATAATAAATTCCATAATGATGTAACATTTCTTCCAAATTTTGTGCTAATTCACTTGAAACATTACTTTCTATTACTAACGATATAATATGATGTTCTTGTATTTTTCTGCATATATCTTCATATAGGTCTTTTGTAGCTGTTTGTGTATAAATACAATCTTTTAAATAATAAAAATCAATATCATTTTCATCATCGTTTCTTTGGAATATTGGCATAGAGAAGAAATCTCGACCACTTTTTCTATTCGCATCGATAACAGCATAAGTTCCTTCATAAGTAATTTTAGGAAGTTTATCATATGTTTGTAATCTACCCCAACTAAACATCATACTTTCAGGGTCTACTGGTTTTTGTTGGAAGTTAGTTTCAAATAGATAATCTGGTATTTTATTTTTTTCTTCTTCAATTTCTCTTGTTGTTCTTAATTCAGGGCAAGTACTTCTTAATGTTTGATAGTCTAATGCAGGAACTCTACATATTGCTATACTTTCATCTTCATTAATATAAGTATATTTATACTTGTTATGAGGTTTAAATTCTTCTTTTTTAGTAACTTCATTAACTAATTGACTAATAAAGTCACCAGAAGCCCATAAAGTACCACTAACAACAATCTTAGGTGTCTTATTTTGAACAAATCTTTTTCTCCATACAGTAGTAAATTTATTATAGTAATATTCATTTAAACTTTGTACCATTGCTTCCTTATAATCTGCATAAAGGTCATCTATATGTATTCTTTGACTTGCTCTTACACCTACTACATTTGAATTAACTGTAGATGCTATATAACTACTACCTAATTTACAATCTTTTAATTTCCAGTTTCCATCAGTTTCTTTTACAAAGTAGTTTTTCTTATCTTCCTCATTATACTTCATTTCAGGGAATACTTCGCCAAACCATTCAGTTTTCATTTCATCACGAACAGTTCTTGAACCACCTTTAACTACATCATCATTTGAACACAAAGCTAATACTGTTTCACTTGGATTTCTTCCAAATGCCCAAGCTTCACTTATCTTTTCTGGATATGTCTTACCATAACCAGATGGCATCATAACGATTAACATTTTAAAATTAGGATTTTCAGTTATTTCTTGTAAATAGTGTATATATCCTCTCATTATTTCATATCTAGGGGCAAAAAATTTATCTTCTTTATTTTCTCCCCATTCACGATATATAAAATAATGCTCTAAACTTGTTCTAGAAGCTATTTTATAAGCTGTATAAAGGTATTTTTCATATTGACCTATATTTTCCTTATCAACCTTCAACATTAAGTCTAAAAGGGGTATATAACGATTTATAGATATTTTAGAAGCATCATCTGGGTTCTCCTTAAAGTAAGCATCTAGCATAATATTAAGGTCTGAAATCATCTCATAACACTTATTAAAAGGTATTCTCTTGTTTTTAGGTACACTTTTTCTAAAATTATTCTCAAAAATGGTTAAATACTTATCTATATAATCTTTATAGTTCATAATCTACCCCTTTTTACCTAAAAATTCCTCATAATCAAGAATATTACCTTTAATACGGTTATCATCTATATTTGCTTTGATATTAAAATTAACTTTAGGAGTAGGTTTTTCAATCATTTCGTTTTGAGCCTTTAATCTAAATAAAGTAGGTTTTTCTTTAATATTTCCTGTTTGTGCCATACTTAAATTAGCATCATCTATATCATCAAATATTTTTTTAACTACTAATCTAACTGTTTCGTTGGCATCATCTTTCATTTCTTTAAAATCATCTAATGTTAAGCCTATAAATCTACAAAAAAGGGTTAAAGATGATGGAAAAGCACCTAATCTATCATTAATTTCTAGTAATAAACTATTATAATAGTCATATAACATACTCAATTGTTCCCCTGTATACTTCATTTTAGCTGTTAGGGGTACAATTGGCTTAAAAAAGGTATTTGTTATTATAGCAGGGTTAATTTCAATATATTCACTTATCTTTTCCCCTTTAAAATAAACATCTTTTAAATGCTTCTCTGCATAACTTTCTAACATCAAGTCATTTTTCTCATTCAATTTATCTAAATCTAAAGAAATTTCATCTTTTATCACAATTTCATTCTTTTTTACTTGACTTTTAGCCATTTACTTCACCTTCTTTTGATAAAAATAGCATATTAGACAAAAAAATACAAATATAGTATGATTTAACTAGACAAGGAAGGTGAGAAAATGAAAATTATTATACCATTAAATCCAGTTACCAAAAAAAATCACGGGAATATAGTTATGATTAAAGGTAGACCTATTATGTTACCTTCAAAACCATACCAAGAATATGAAAAGAAGTGCAAACAATATATGCCTACATTAGAAAAACCAATAGATTTTCCTATTAACTTAGAATGTCACTATTATATGGAAACTAGAAGAAAATGTGACTTAACTAATCTATTACAAGCTACTTGCGATATATTAGTTAAATACAAAGTATTAGAAGATGACAATTATTCAATAGTTTCTTCCGTTAATGGTACAAAAGCAGAATATTGTAAAGAAAATCCGAGAGTAGAAATTTATATAACAAAAAAAGAAGGTTAAATCCTTCTTTTTTCTTTTCCAGAATTAAGTTTTTACTATTAGTTTTTAGGAGCGAAACAATGTTAATCAATTCTAGAAGCGAGTTATAACTATCTACTTTGCTTTGAGTAAAGCTACGGTACTCTTCATAAGTACCACTGAACCAATTAGACAATAAAGTATAAAGTATAAAGCGAAAACACTAATAATATACGAAGTGATTAATAATATAATTTAAAAGTTTATATCTTCCACAAAAAAGCCATTCTTTTGATACACAATAAAACAATAATATAATAAAAAAATAATAATTTGTAATCTAATTGGTTCGGTGCTACCCATCAAGGGCAACATTTAAGATAACGAACTACATTTAATTGGAGTGCAACTTCCAAACTAAGATGCACCACTGAATAGATATAAATTTCCGTTTTGATAATTATTTGTGTTTCTATAAGTAAATTATCAAACCTTATAGAATTTCACTTGTTTTTTGTGCTTTGGAATACTAGGTTGAGTGTTTTCTTCACTCTATACCCTTTATATCTACTCAGTGCTACACCTTATGGTCTAGCACTTAGTTATTCACCACAAGTTTAGGCTTCTATTACACACCACTAGGATTTGCAATAGATAGTCAAGGATTGTGATTTCCTTTTTGCAATTAAGTAATACTTAATAGTGCTAATAAGCACCATAGAATAGATATATGTAGGTGTCGAACCTACTTAAAGAGTTGGTCTTACTCTTTTAATACCTTACTGATTAAAGGAACTAACCTATACCGATAGGATATATATCTACTCTATGCTACCTATTAAATAGATAGCATTTTATATTGTTGCGTAGCATTCTCAACAATATAGGAATTTTTTTGCTTGACTTCCATTTGTGCTTTAATAAGCACCATAGAACAGATAATATCGGACTATTTGATTTACCTTGTATGTATTGCCCCTTATTTATTATCTGCTCTATGCTACCAATTAAGGTAGCACTCTATCAATAGTGATAGAAAGGACTGATTAGTACTTTTAATAAGTACCATAGAATAGATATAATAGATAGCAACGTCCATAACCCACGCTATCATAAGGTTTTAAGGCTTATATATCTACTCTACGCTACCCATTAGAGTAGCACTCT